CCAAACCGCCGGCTACAGGGCGGCGAAGTTGGCGTCAGCCTTCAGGCAGTTCCCAGACCTTGGCTACGGCCAGCAGGTCGCTCACGGCATGCTCGTAGCCAGCGCGGATCGCCTGCAGTAGCCGGCGCTGCCGCTCGGCGTACGCCTCGGCGTCCGGGTATCCGGCCACGTGCTCGCACGGATCGATGCGCTGCAGCACCGCGGCGAGGTCTCGGCGGAGCAGGATCTCGGCGTGGTCGTGGCCGAGCTCGCCTTCCCACTGGGTGCAGTAGCGCACGACGAGGCAATGCCTCTGTTCGGGGCCGGGCGGGGCGAGGTCGTGCGACCACCACTCGAGCTCGTGCCATCGCGACTGGCGCGGCCCGCTGTGGGTGCGACTGCTCGCCTGCGCCTGCAGGCCGTAGTGGTCGAGCCGCAGGGCCGGGAGGCCGGTGCGGCGGATGAGGACGTGATCGGATCGTCCGGTCATGGCATGTCTCCGCGCTCGATCTCGTCGTCTGCCGTGTCGCTGTGGATCCACAGCCAACTACCGTTCGCCACCGCTCTGGCGTCACGGGCCGGCCATTCGTCCTCTCGGATGAGCTGGCGGAGCACGTCCTCGGCGTTCGCGGCCACGATGGTGCCGCTGACAGCTTCCGTGGCGAAGCGGTATCGATGGAGGCCCGCCTCCTCTATCTGCGCGGTGGCCCGCTCGGTGGCGTCTACGGCTGCGGCCACGAACTCGGCCCACGACTCGTCATCCCATTTCGTCAGCGCATCCCACTCCATGCTCTCGTGGCGATTGCCCTCCTGAGGGACGTACCCGCGAAGGTCGGCGAAGCGGGCCAGCTCGCCGGAGAACGACCCGAAATTGCTGTGGTGGAACATATCTGCGTATCGATCCTGTGCCCGCAGTGCGCCGCGGGCCAGCGTCCCGGTGCCTCCGGGTCGGTCGCGAGTCACTCGCTCGCGATGTCGATACTATACGGATCGGGATGGAAAGTTGCAAGCGATGGAGATAGAATCTTTCGCATGATCGACAAGCAACTATTGGCAAAGGAGTTAGGCGCACGGGTCGCCGCGGCGCGATCGAACCGAACGCAGGCGGCAGTGGCGAAACTGGCCGCGATGGCACCGAACACCTGGGCCAGGATCGAGCGGGGCGAGATGGTGCCGCGGGCAGACGCTCTGCGGCGGATCGCGCTCGCGCTCGGCGTGTCGGCCGATTGGCTGCTGCAGATCCCATAGGTGGGACCAGTTCCCAAAAACGGGATTCGGCGCTACCATGGCGCCCATGGCCCCCAAGATCGTCACGCCGCGCGAGACCGCGCTGCAGGTCATCGAGCTGATCGCCGAGGGTTACTCGATGCGCGAGGCGTGCCGGCAGCTGAAGGTCGGCAACCATGCGTTCAGGTTGTGGTGCGAGCGCGACCCTGACATCGCGTCACAATACGCGCGGGCGCGAGAGGTTGGGGACGAGATCCTGGCTGACGAGATCCAGGACATCGCCGACGAGCCGGTGAGCGACGACGCCTTGACGGCTGGCGCCTTCGAGCAGAGGCGCCGGGCTCGCATCGACAGCAGAAAGTGGATCCTGGCCCGCCGCCGACCGACCAAGTGGGGCGACCGGGTCGGCATCGAGCACAGCGGCAGCCTGACGCTCGATCAGGTCATCGGGCAGACGCTTGGACTCCTACCGCAACAGCAAACTCTGACAGGTAGCCAGTCGCCTGCCGAGAATGTTGAAAAATCCGACGCGGGGGACGGATGACGTTGGACGGGCTGGCGCTGACGACGCTGCAGCGCTGGCGCGCCGATCCCGTCGCCTTCGTGCGGGAGAACTTCAAGGTCGAGCCTGACGCTTGGCAAGTTGATGCGCTGCAAGCGTTTGCGGACCCGAAGAAGCCGCTTGTGTCGCTGCAGGCATGCGCCGGCCCCGGCAAGAGCGCGGTTCTGGCCTGGTGCGGGCTGTGGTTCCTGGCGTGCCAGGGGGAACCCGGCGACCACCCGAAGGGCTACGCGGTCTCGGTGACCAGCGACAACCTGCGCAGCAACCTGTGGCCGGAGCTGGCCAAGTGGATGCAGCGCAGCCCGTTCCTGTCGCACTGCTTTGAGTGGACGTCGAGCCGCGTGACGTTGCGTTCGAAGCCGGCGACGTGGTTCCTGGAGGCGAGGAGCTGGCCGAAGACCGCGAGCCCGGAGGAGCAGGGCAAGACGCTGTCCGGCCTGCACGGCGGGTATGTGGCCGCCCTGATCGACGAGTCGGGCGCGATCCCCTCTGCCGTGAGCCGGGCGGCGCAGCAGGCGCTGTCGACCGACGTGCAGTTCGGTTGCGTGATGCAGGCGGGAAACCCGCTGACCACGACGGGGATGCTGCACGAGGCGGCGCAGAGCGGTGCCTGGCACGTCATCCGCGTCACCGGCGACCCCGACGACCCGAAGCGGAGTCCGCGCGTGTCGATCGAGTGGGCGCGGCAGCAGATCGCCACCTACGGCCGGGACAACCCGTGGGTTCAGGCCTACATCCTGGGCCAGTTTCCGGCGGGGGGCATCAACCAGCTGTTGAGCGCCGACGAGATCCGCGCGGCCATGAAGCGGGTGCTGCGCGAGCAGGACGTGGCGCACGCGGCCAGGATCCTCGGCGTCGACGTGGCGCGCGAGGGCGACGACGCCTCCTGCGCGATCCAGCGGCAAGGCCTGGTCGCCTACCAGCCGAAGCGGTGGCGAAACATCGACTCGATCCAGGGCGCCGGCTCGATCGCGCGCCTGTGGCAGGACTGGGACGCCGACGCCGTGTTCGTCGACAACACCGGCGGTTTCGGCGGCGGCTGGGTCGATCAGCTGCGGGCGCTGAACTTCGACCCGCGCGGCGTGCACTTCAGCGAGGAGCCGAGCGACCGGCGCTACCTCAACAAGCGGGCGGAGATGTACTTCCTGCTGGCCGAGTGGGTGCGGGCTGGCGGCTGCCTGCCGGACGTGCCGGATCTCGTGGCGGAGCTGTCGACGCAGACCTACAGCTTCAAGGGCGACCGCGTGCAGCTCGAGGACAAGCGGCAGATCAAGGCCCGGCTCGGTCGCAGCCCCGACACCGCCGACGCGCTGGCGCTGACGTTTGCGCATCCGGTGGCAGCTCGCCGCAACGGGCAGCGCGACACCCTGAAGCGAATCCTGGACGCCGGCAGCTCGCGGCGCCGCGACTACAACCCGTTTGCGAGGATGTGAGATGCGCCGCCAAGCCATCCCCCTGGACGAGCGAGGCAATCCGCTGGGCGACGCGCACCATCGCACGCGCATTCCCGACGCTGTGGTGAAGGCGATCCGCGATGAGGCGGAACGAGACGGGATCGGCTGGAAGATGATGGCCAAGCGGCATCCGGAGCTGGTGGCGGACTGGATCCGCGACGTCCTGCGCTACAGGCGCCGTGCGACGATCCCGCGACGGTGGCGCTACGTCGATGCGCCTTTGCACGCGGACGCGCCGCGGCTGTGCGAAGGGGGGGGCATACCTCCGAGCCCGCCGACCTAGCGTCCCGCCACGATGATCGAAGTCCGGGCCATCGAGGTCGTGACAGTGCGTGCGCTTGGCTCGGATCTGTTGCGTCGTCACTACGACGAAGTCGCGCTCAACAAGGACATCTGCCAGCTTGAGCCCGACTGGGCCAAGCTGGAGCAGTTGGAGCGCGCGGGTGCGCTGGTGGCCTGCGGCGCCTGGCAGGGCGAGGAGCTGGTCGGCTACGCGAGCAGCATCGTGACGACGCTGATGCACTACGCGAGCGTCGTCGTCTGCCAGAACCACGCGCTGTTCGTCGACCCGTCGCACCGCGGCGCGCGTGTGTTCCGCGACATGCGAGCCTGGACCAAGGCGGAGGCGGCCCGGCGCGGCGCGAAGCTGGTGCTCTGGCACGCGAAGCAGGGCTCGCCGCTCGATCGCATCTTGGTCCATTCGTGCCAGGTGCAGGACATCATCTACTCGGAGCGGGTCTGATGGGCGTCACCACCGCTGTTGCTGCTGTGGTGTCCGCTGCTGCGGCTGCTGGCGGGGCTGCGTATGCGGCTGACCAAGGCGAGCAGCAGAAGCGGCAGCAGCGCCGCAACCTCGCCGCGCAGCAGAAGGCGCAAGAGGATGCCCTGGCGCAGTCTGCCGGCGAGGCGCAGCGCGCTGAGGAGGAGATCGCGCAGCAGCAGAAGCAGGGGCCGGACGTGGCCCGCATCCTCGCCGCCGAGCTGCTGAATCCGCCACGCGGCCAACGGCTGTCGGGTCCAAGCGGCGTCACCGGAGAGATCCCCATCGGCCGCAAGAACCTTCTGGGTGAGTGATGTACCGCCCAGAGAAGGATCGCAGCTACTACCTCGCGCGGCACGCGAAGCTGCTGGTCGAGCGGTCGACGTGGGACAGCGAAGCGCGCGACGTCGCCGACTACCACAACCCGCGCCTCGGCCGCTGGGTGACCACCGATCGCAACGTCGGCGGCAAGCGCCCGCGCAAGATCATCGACTCGACGGCCACGTTCGCTGTGCGTGCGCTGGTGGCCGGGATGATGTCCGGAGCGTCGTCGCCGGGTCGCCAGTGGTTCCGCTGGGTGCCGCGGGATCCCGACATCGCGAAGCGCCACAGCGCGCGCAAGTGGGCCGAGCACGCGACGCAGATGACGGAGCGCATGCTGCGTCGCAGCAACACGTACCGGGCTCTGCCGCAGATGTACGAGGAGCTAGGCCTGTTCGGCACCGGGCCGGCGATCCTGGAGCCGCACCCACGGCGAGGCATCCACCTCTACCCGATGACGTGGGGCCAGTACTGCATCGAGAACGACTGGGAAGGCAACGTCACCTCGGTCTACCGCGAGTTCGAAACCACGGTCGGCGAGCTCGTGGCGCACTTCGGCTACGACCGAGCCTGCAGCGCAACGCGGCACAACTGGGATCGCCGCAACTACGAGCACGAGGTGCGGATCGTCCACGCGATCGAGCCCGTGCACGACATGGTCACGATGGGGCTCGGCGGCAGCGAGCAGAGGTGGACCAGCGTCTACATCGAGCACGGCGACGACGGCAACAAGCAGTTGCTCGACGAGCACGAATACGACCGTTTCCCGGTGCTGTGCCCTCGCTGGGAAGTGACCAGCAACGACGCGTACGGCCGCGGTCTGGCGATGGCCACGCTCGGCGACGTGATGCAGCTGCAGCACATGCAGCTGCAGAAGGCCAAGGCGATCGAGTACCAGGTCGAGCCGCCGCTCGACATCCCCGGCGACGTCAAGAACCGCGACATCGACCGCTTGCCTGGCGGGTTGACCTCGACGAGCGGCGGCGAGCGCATCCAGGCGATGTGGGAAGTGCGGCTGAACCTGGCCGACCTGAAGCAGTCCGAGGACGAGATCCGGCAGCGGCTGCGAACGAACTACTTCACCGACCTGTTCTTGATGCTGGCGAGCAGCGATCGCCGGCAGATGACGGCGACCGAAGTGGCAGAGCGGCACCAGGAGAAGCTGTTGATGCTCGGCCCGGTCTACGAGCGGATGCACACGGAGCTGTTCGAGCCCTTGGTCGAGTTCGCCTTTTACGAGGCGATGAAGCGCGGCGAGATCATGCCGCCGCCGCCGGAGCTCGCGGGGGCAGAGCTTGGCATCGAGTTCGTGAGCATGCTGGCGCAGGCGCAGCGAGCTGTCGGAACGGTTGCCGTCGACCGCGTGCTGGCCGTGGTGCAGGCGGTGGGCGCGGTTGGCCGGCCGGAAGCCGCCGACAAGCTGGACCCCGACGCGCTGCTCGACTTCTACTCCGACGCGCTTGGTGCCCCGGTGGACATCCTCCGTTCGACCGAGGAAGTGCAGGCGCTGCGGCAGGCTCGCGCGGCCGCGCAGGCCGAGGCGAAGAAGGCCGAGATGATGGCGGTGCACGCGGGCGCGGCTCGCGACATGGCCTCGGCTCCGACCGACCAACGCAACGCGCTGACCGACGTCGTCGGCATGTTCAGCGGCTACGGCACGCCGGGGGCCGCGTGAACATCGACTTCGAGAAGGCCGGCAGCATCCGCAACGCCGAGGCTCGCGAGAAGCGCCTTGCGCTGAGCCGCGCTGTCGCCTCGGCGGCCTCCGAAACGGCGGGCGGCGGCGCGCTGCAGAGCGTCGCGGTCGCGTTCACCGACGGCGATGCCGTGCGCACCGTGACCGTCACCGATGCGGACGTCACTGCGGGGGATCTGATCCTCTGCGGCGTGCGTCGCGTGGTGGCCAGCGAAGACGCGGACTCCGTCCACACCTACGTCGTCAACGTCATCGCTGTTCGCGCTGGCGAGTTCGACGTGCGCATCGAGGCGCTGCAGTTGGGCCAGCCCGACGGCACGGCTCCGAACGAGACGGTCGAACTCATCTACACACGGGAGACTCGATAATGCCCCTCGCAGTATCTGCGCACGGCCAGAACCCTGCCGCGCTCAACAGAGTGATTCGCACCGACAGCAGCGGTGGCGTCTTGGTGCGCTGCCATTCGCTGGCGTGGACAGAGGAAGGAACCTACTTCCGCGCGACCAACGCGACGCTGGGCACCGGCGTGGCGATGGGCATCCAAACTGCGTTCAGCGCCACGGCCAACGTGCTGTTGTTGCTGCGAAGCGGAAGCGCCACCAAGCGGATCACTCCGCACTACATCCGGCTCATCAACACGGCTGCCGGCGCCAGCACCACAAGCAGCAACGTCGCGGTTGTGCTGGACACGGCCAACCGCTACAGCTCCGGCGGCACGGATCTCACCGGAAACATCGCGAACGCGATCAGCAGCGTTGCCCCGAGCGGCAGCGCGGTAGACGTGCTGCGCTTCAACTGCACGGCAGCGGCTGCGGTGGCCGCGCGCACGGTCGGGCGTGCCATCCTGAAGACGCAAGCGGCACCATGCTGGACGGTCGGCGACGAGGTGCTGTTGACGTTTGGCGACCCGGCTCTCGGCGTGCAGGCCGGTGCCCTCAACGGCGCGGCGTCGGTCGCCATCACGAAGAACTTCGGCCCGTGCGTGCTGCAGGGGCAAAACCACTGCCTGCTCGTGCACATGTGGAACCCCGCCAACGCCACCACCGCGCCAAGCTGGGAGTTCGAAATCGCGTGGTGGGAGAGGGACGTATGAGCGCCACCGGGTACATCGCTGGGCTGACCCTGACCGCCGTCGGGGCTGGGGCCGTCGTGTTCGAGACCGCGGCCGGGCCGCAAGACTGGACGGTGCTTGCCCTGCTGGCCGCCGTGGTGCTGGGCATCGGCGGGAAGCTGGTGCACACCGCCGAGAAGCAGGTGAACGTCGTCGGGGAGCTGGCGACGAACATCAAGCTGCTCACCGCGCAGATTGCCGAGGACACGCGCACGCGGACGAGCGAGTGGACGATGCTGAAGGCCGACCTGCATCAGTTGCCGGCGAAATTGGCCGACGAGATTGATCGCATCGTTGCAGAGGAGATCGAGCGCATCCGGAGGGTGTCGTGAGGCGCCTCGGCTTGGCGTTGGCCGGCGGCGGCCTGCTGGCGGCGGCATGCCTTGGCACCGCGGCCCGAGAGACCGCCACGCTGCCGGCACTGCAGAACGCCTGGCAGAGCCTGCGCGAGCAGTGCGCGCGGGAGGTGGTGGCGTCCGGCGAAGTCGCGGCTGCCGGCGACATCATGGCGGCCGACGATGCCCTGGCATCCGGAGACGCGACCCGCATCGCCGCGGTGAACTGGACGCGGTTGGAGGCCCTGGCCGAGGGAGACGTGACCCGTCGAGCCGCAGCCGGGGACCTGTCCCCTGGCGCCGCTGGCTTGCTGAGTCAGCGGGTCAGCTTGTTCCGTGAGGCGCGCATCGCGTTCGTGACGGTGACACCATGAGCAAGGCCATCGACGATCTTTTCCACCAAGCGCTGAAGGACACCGGAGTGCGGGTGCAAGCCTCCGCGGCAGGCATCGCCACGTTTGCCGCCGAGCAGGCGAGCGCGCTGGCTGGATGCGTCGGGCTGCCGGGCTTCGACGAGGCGGTGAAGGCCGCGACGGACAACGTCGCGCTGTTCGCGGGGATCCGGGCTGCTCGAGAGGGAGACGCGGCAGACGCCAAGGCTCGCGGCTTGGTGGTTGGCCTGCTGCTCGGCCTCGCACGTTAGGGGGGGGCATACCCCCCGGTTGTGCTGCATAGCGTCCGCGCGTGAGTTCAGAGCACGACCCGCTCGACCTGGACGGTAATCAGCAGCGACGCGAGGCCCAACAGGCCAAGAGTCGCCACGAGACTGAACAGGAGGCGGCCGACGTGGTCTGGCTCATGGGCGGCGTTCGCGGTCGGCGGATCATCAACCGGCTTCTGGAAATCGCAGGCTATCCCACAGGAAACCCCTTCTCGCCGAACGCGGCGATCATGGGGTTCAACCTGGGTCTGCAGGAGATCCCGAAGCGGTTCATGGTGCTGATCGATGCGCACTGCCCGGACCTCTACGTGCAGTTGAGGAGAGAAGCGCATGACCGCAGCAGCAGTGACCGGGGCCGGAAACGCAACTGACAGCCCCGCACAGCCGGCAACGCCTGGACAGGCCGCAGCGCCTGCGCCAGCCGTTCCGCAGCAGCAGGCAGCGCAGCCGGCAGCCACCAAGCAGCCGGCGCAGGATGCTTCGCCGAAGGCCGACACCGCCGCGAAGACGGAGCCGCCGCGCTCTGTCATCGCCGACGCTCTGTCCAAGCTGGAGTCCGAGGCAGCGGGCGGCGCAAGTCAGCCGGCGTCCCCGTACGAGATCAAGGCTCCCCAGGGCATCCATGCCGACAGCGAGGTTCTCGCACAGTTCGGCAAGGCAGCCCAGGAGATGGCGATTGCACCCGAGCAAGCCCAGCGCATCGTCGACACGATGCTGCCGGCGATCCAGGCGCGGCAGACCGCGCAGATTCAGCAGGTCAGCGCGCAATGGCGCGAGAAGGCCATGCAGGATCCCGAGATCGGCGGGAAGAACTGGGACGCGACCATGCGATTTACCGCACTGGGGGCGCGCGAGCTGGGGTTCACGCCGGAGCTGATGGACATCCTGGATCGCTCCGGTCTGGCCAATCACCCCGACCTGATCCGCAGCGTGCGGAACGCGGGTCAACGATTGGCGCAAACCGGTCGGCTGGTCATCGGCAAGGCAAACCCGGCCCCACAGCCAAAGAGCCTTGGCGACCTGTTGTTCGCAGACGTGAAGCCCCACTGAGGGCGGAGCTAGCCAGTGTCTACCACTCACCCGACCATCGCCGACGTCGTCAAGCGCCAGGACCCCAACGGGGCCATCGCGAAGATCGTCGAGCTGCAGAACCAAAAGAACGAGCTCTATGCGCGCATGCCGGCCATGGAGAGCAATCAGGGCTTCAGCAACCTGACCACCCTGCGCACCAGCTTGTCGACCCCCGGCTGGCGCAAGATCAACCAGAACCGGCAGCCGAGCAAGAACACCTCGGCGCAGGTGACCGACTCGATCGGCA